TGGGCGGTACGAGCGGCTTAAAAAGCCAACCATCGTAGTGAGCAACCTGGGTTTGACCGATCTGCGTAACTGCTTGGGTGAACGTGCCGTGGACCGGCTGCGTGACAAGGGCGGCCTACCGGTTTTGTTTCGTTGGGCCTCGGCGCGAGGTGACGCATGAGTCGCGATCTGTTCAACGTCGACGCTGAGCACGGACTACTCGGCGCGATTTTCGTCGATCCCAACCTGCTCGATGAAATCAGCTCCAAGGTCAGCATCTCCGATTTCCATGAAATCGAAAACGCGGCGCTGTTCCGGGCGATTCTCGACTGTCACGAAGCTGGCGACCCCGTGGACGTGGTGATGGTGAGCGAGCATCACCAGTTCCTGCCCAACGGCGACAGCATGCTCGGCTACGCGGCGACAATTCAGGCGAATGCGCAGGGCACGTCCAGCTGGAAGACCTACGCCCGGGTCATCCGGGAGCGCGCTGTGTTACGCAAGGTGGTCGAGACGGCTTATGCGATCAGCCAGTCGGCCAATGACGACCTGCCGGTCGCTGAGATCATTGCGCGCGGCCAGCAAGCGATGGCCGACCTGCGCGACCTCGACGACGGGGAGCCGGATTACCACAAAGTCAGCGACATCCTCATAAACGTGATGGATACCGTCGACGCCAAGTACAACAAGACCGCGCCGAAGGGCCTAACCACCAGCATTCCTGACCTGGACAAGCTGATTCGAGGGCTTCGCCCGGGCAACATGGTCGTGGTCGCCGGCCTGCCCGCATCGGGCAAGACCATCCTCGGCGTGCAGATGGCCCAGCACGTCACCACACGGCTCGCTGGCGCGGGTTTGGTGTTCAGCTTAGAGATGCCCAAGGAAGAACTGGTAACGCGCAACCTCGCGTCTCTGGGGAGCGTTGACCTGACTCCTCTCGACGAGGGCGACACGTTGGAGGACGACGACTGGCCGAAGATCACCGGCGCGGTGGACAAGCTCCACAAGGCGCGCCTGTACATCAGCGATCAGGTCGGTATGACCGTCGCCCGTATTCGGTCGATTGCTCGCCAATGTCAACGCCGCGAAGGCCTAGACGTGATCGTGGTGGACTACATCACCCTTATTGCTGGTGCTGGCGGGCAGAACCGCACGCTGGAGGTGGGCAAGATTTCCACCGCCCTGAAGAACTTGGCCAAGGAATTGAAGGTGCCGGTGATCGTGCTGGCGCAGCTCAACCGTGGGCCAACCAACCGTCCGGACAAGCGACCTCGCCCGAGCGATATTCGGGACAGCGGGCAGATCGAGCAGGACGCCGATGTGGTGATCCTGGTGCATCGCGACATGGAGAGCGAAGAGGGGCAGAACGGCGTCACAGAACTGATCGTCGGCAAGTGCCGCCACGGCAAACAGGGCACCTGTCTCGTTCAGCAGCAGGGCAAGTTCGTGCGCTTCGTTCCGTTCGGTGGCAAGGCGCCCAGCGACGAAGAGGTGGAGATGGGGCGAGTGGTGAAATTCACCGGACGCTCGAAGGGGAGACCCGAGTATGAATAATCTGGTCAAGACGCTGACCGTAGTCATGACCGACGCGGAGATTCGTCGGCACGCCCAGCTCGGGCATGTTCGCGCATTGCGCGATGCCCGCCACCCGCAATTGCACTTTCGGTACTCGACGGTCGATCGCAGTCGCGGATCGTGGCACGTCGTGATCGCCGGCAAGTGGGGAAAGGCGGGCAGTTATCCGGGCATCAACGCCAAGCTGATGCAGGCCACATTGCCGGAGATCCTGGCGCGCCGCGCTGCTGATCCGGACGCGACGTCAACCACCACCAGCTGGCGCACCGTGGGCGACGTGCTGGCCTGGTATACCGACCGCATGAGCCGTGATCGGGGTTTGTCCGCCAAGCGTAAGGCCAGCGCGTTGTCCGCGTTGCGCTGTCACCTGGTGCCGCGCCTGCATGATCTGGAGTTGGCCAGCCTTGATCGTTCGGCACTGGATCGTCTGCTGATGTGGCCGATGCAGGAGCGGTTCGCGCTGTCCTTCGTGCGCTCGGTCTACGGCGTGCTGGCGGCGGCGTTCCGGCAGGCCGCCCGGTTGAAGCATGTCGCCGTCAACCCGATGGCCGACCTTAAGTTCACTGACTTCGTGCGGACGCGGATCAGGCCCAAGCCTGCACGCTTGCGCGGTGATGACCTGCCTGCGCTCCTACAGGAACTGGGTGAGCGGATCGAGGCCGCGCCGGTTGAGGTGATGTTGCCATTGATGATGCTCTGTCACGGCACCCGGCTCAGCGAAACGCGGCTGGCGCGCTGGAAGAACATCAACTTGGACACCCGGCAGTGGTTCATTCCCGCTGACGATACGAAGACCAAGGCCGAACACACACTGCCGCTGACCGAGCAGGCCTGCGCGCTCCTACGGCGGTACCGCGACCTGCAACGCCACAGTGGCTACGCAGGCCCCTTCCTATTCCCCGGCAACAACGGTGCGGCGCTGAGCCCGAGCAAGGCCTGCACTGTGTTTGTCAGCGTGAGCAAGGGCGAATGGTCGAGCCACGACTTGCGCAAGGTGGCGCGCACCGCCTGGGCTGACCTCGGCGTGGATTACATGGTGGGGGAGATGCTGCTGAACCACGCCATGAAGGATCTGGACGCCACCTACATCCACACCACCGCCGAGGGCATGAAACGCAAGGCACTGGAAGCCTGGCATGCCCACCTCGACCAGCAGGGTTTCACCGTTTTTCACGGTGCGACATATGCGGGACAGACCGTCGAGGCATCTACCGCGCAGCCCAATAACTGCGCGGCTTTCAGCGCGAATCAATATCCATCCCAAGGGAGGAGCCAATTTGAAAAGGGCACTCCTGAAACCCAATCGGGAGACAGCCATGCATAACGTGACTGCGGCATTGCCGCGCAAAATCCTGACCTCTGGCGAGCGGGACTTTTTGAAGCAGGGCAACCGCCTTCTGCTGGACAAGCCCAACGGGCGCATCGGTGCTGCGGCGCTGATGGACCTGGTCGCGGACTGGGGCAACCATCGGGGGAGTCTCGCCTTCCAGGACTATGCCCGGCGGTGGATCACTGAGGGCCATGCCAAAAACAAGATTGCTGATCAGCTGCTGAAAGAGCTGTTTGGCTTGAATGAACCAGACCCGAGGAAGGCGGCATGAAGAAACGAACGTACACAGACAAGCCGCTTGGCGACACCGAATACCTGCTTGAGCAGTGGGGAAGCTGGCGGATGTCGGGGATGGGGGTGCCGCGCTATGTCTCTCCACTGGCAGCCCTCAAGAACCACTGCTGCCCCGAACCTAGCGCCATGGCCTACGTGATCACTGATGACGCTGCAATGGTCGTCGACTCGATCATTGCTCGCCTGATCAAGCGCAATCAGCAGATGGGAGAATTCATCTGGTGGTACTTCGGAGCCAAGTGGACGATGGTTCGCATCGGTGAGGCGCACAATATGTCTGAGCGATCGGCTCGTGAAGTCGTGAGGCAGGGCGTAGCGTGGGTGGATTCGGCTTTGGAACATTTTCGCGAGGCTGCGTAAAAAGTTCTTTCAGGCCGGATAAACACCTGTTTTCATGGCACGGTGTTCAACGCATTCAGCGCGACACCCCATTCAGAAGCCCGGCCATGTTTGAGCCGGGTTTTTTGCATTGAAAATCCAGCGAGTGCCCCAATATTGAGTGAACGACTCAACGGAGTGACTGTTCATGGCTGATATTTTCAAGGTAGGCGATGTAGTGCGGTTGAAGAGTGGCGGTCCTGATATGACCGTGAAGAGTACTGATCCTGTTGATTTTGGCATCACCCCCATGGGGCGTAACCCGCGTGGAGCTGTCCGGACTGATTTGGTCGCTTGTGTTTGGTTCGATAAGACAAAGCTCGAATCCAAACGCTTTGAAGAAAGCTTGCTTGACCTGGTCAGATGAGATCTGCTCAGGTTCTAAACCCCGCCCAGTGCGGGGTTTTTCATTTCTGGAAGGTGGCGCCCAGTGGTGGGCAATCCGGTTTGAACCCGGAGCTGCTGGAAACGGAAGGGGTTCGACTCCTCCGCCTTCCGCCAATCGTGGCGAGGTCGACGATCTGGTGATGTGGTAGGCATGAAAGCACTGAGAGGGATTGAAATGGCGCAGGCGAAAAGCATCAAGCGGAAGCTGATGAGTTACAAAAAATCAGCTTCCCCTAAAGCCCCGAAGATCTCACAGTCCTTTCTTGAAAACATTCACGGCCGGGTCATTCCAGTCATTTCTGAAGACGGGCTGATTCGAGCAGCTCTTGGTAGCAACTGAGATGCGTACCCCAAGTTTGCACGGGTTCAAATTCTTCCTTCGTCATAGCCATGTCAGCCAGCTCCTCTTGGAGAATAGCAAGCAGGTCATTCGCTCGAATCTGCTGTAGAACTTCCATAGTCCAGTGATGCTTGTTGAGCAAGTACAGGCGTCCGGCCTCCAAGCTACTGAGCTTTAGCCAGGGCGTTTCGTATCGAATGCGGAGTCGACCAAGGAAACACTCCAGCTTGTATGAACCGAATGCCAGCCGCATCAATCTTGAATCGCTTGATTCTCCGTAAGAGCGGCCATCGCGGGCTGCGGCATCGTTGTCGTCAACCGCTTTAGCCCATGCAGACACGTAGTTGATCTCAATCCGTTTCATATGTCGGCCTCCGAGGCCTTTTCGTGTAGAAGCAAAAAGCTACCACGGATAAGCCGATTAGACGATTGAGCAGCATCAAGCGGGTAGCGCAGGTCGCTATTCAGCCTTCCAAGCTGATGACCAGGGTTCGATTCCCTGTATCCGCTCCAGTTTGTTGCAGAGGTGACCATAGCCAGGGTGGCCCCAAGGGGAGGGCCTGGACGCGGTATAGCCGGTTAGTCACGCGTACGGAAAGAACACCGGCAGTTGATGCGTCTGGCTCCATCGTATACGGACGGCATCCGCGGGCAGCGTGGGAAGACACGCAAACTATTTCGAGCCTCGGCATTTGCCGGGGCTTTTTCATTCTCCGATCCCGAAAGGGTGGACAGTCGGATGTCGACATGCCGGATAAAACACCTGACTTCTGGGCGCATGTCTGGCTCGTACTTTCGAATCCGCTCTGGCAAGGAGCGATTATGGCCGGGACAATCTCTGCGCTGCGCGTCCTCTATGAGGGCAAAGAAGCGAACAAATGGCGCGTGCTTCTCGAAGCGCTGATGTGCGGCGGGCTGAGCCTGTCGGCGAGCAGCGTTATTGAGTGGATGGCCTGGCCGTCCAGCCTGTCGGTCGGCGCCGGTGGTGCCATTGGCTTCATCGGCGTCACCGCGATCCGCGAGCTGATCGTCAAGTTCCTTGGCCGCAAGGTGGACACGCTATGAAGGCATTTGCAGCGGCATTCATCATTGCGCTGGTCGGTCTGCTGCTCGCAGGCTTGCAGCAATACCGCGTCGTCGCCCTGCGCGGTGAAGTCGCCATCGAGACCAAGGCGAAGCAGGACGCCATTGACGCCAACGCCGAGAGCCAAGCCACGATCACCACACTCCGCGCCGAAGCACTGCGCAACGCGAACTATCAGGCTGACCTCAACAAACGATTGAAGGCCAGCGAGCAGAAAGCCCAGCAGGCGAGGAAAGACTTTGAAGACCTCAAGCGTAAAAGCCCGGCTGTTCGCAAGTGGGCTGATCAGCCTTTGCCTGACGGCTTGCGCGGCAAGCCAGCCAGCGCCGGTAAAGACAACAACGGTAAGGCTCGAACCCCCTGAGCTGGTCCCGTGCGAGCGGGTCAACGATGCGGATTACGACCTCACGCTCAATGGCGACCTTTGGGACTTAAAGGATCGAGCAATCAACCTGCTCGACACCTGCGCTGATCAGGTCGATGCGCAGATCCTGCGCAGCAAGAGCAAGTAAACCGCGCCACAAATTGAGATGCGCCCGTTACCTGGCGCGCACGGTGATACCCATGGCTCAGATGAACATGACGATAACTATCAAGCGTTCATGGTGGGTCATGCCGTACCTGTACGGCGTCCATCTGTTCAGTGAGCTGACGGGCATGACCCCCGATTACGACAAGGTGGTAGCGACCGTGATGCGCGGCCTGACGCTGGTGATCAAGTGAAAAAGTCTTGGCATGTCTCCGTGCCGGGTTATCCACCATTCCCCATGATCCTGCAGGAAGACGCAGACCACGCGACAGCGCTGGCCGCTGCCCGGCTGGTGTGGCCGACCTGCATAGTAGAGTGAATCCCGTGACCGATATCTCGAATCACATTGTTGGGCGAACACTGCTCGGCGGTCGACCACAACTCAGCGATGAGGCTAAGCAGGCAATGCGCCTCGTAGAATCGCTGGTCAATGGCGGCCTGATTGAATTGGGCGACGATGCATTCGTATCCGGTGAGCAGCGGTTCAGAATGCGGAGCACAAACAGTTCGGAGCCAGCGCATGCGATTGAAGGCGAGGCAATGAGCTTCGCGCTTGACCCGCTTGAGTCGGCAATCGCCAGCACCGTTGGCCTGATGAACGATCACGCGGTGTTCCTCAGTGAAAGCAACCTGGGTGCTGTTGACCGTGCCGGCATGAAGTTTTTGGGTGAGAAGCTGAACAGCCACCTCAACCACCTGCTGGCAGCGCAACTCAAACAGGTGACTGAGCATGAGTAACCAAGCCGAGTACTACATCATGAAGGGCGTGGTCAGCGAGATGTCCGCAGAAGACCAAGCCAAGGTGGCAGAGGCCGAGTCGGCTGTACTCGCCATCGCCAATCAATCCGACGCTGCGAAGATCGGC